CCGAAGGTCTTCTTCGGTACATGTTCGCCAAGCACCTGAAGCGTCCACGTCCCCAAAGCGCCCCGAGCAAATAAAATGTTTTAGTATTGTAAATGAGTGATTTGCAAAAGAAGATACCGTTCATGGCGTCCGTGTTCGGCCACCTGATATTCCAGCTCTTCGTCATGTTCCAGGGTACGAAGAACAAGGTTCCCGAATCCCAGCGTTTCCTGTACTGGGGTGCGTCGATCGTGTTACTTTTTACCCTGATCCTGGTGCGATTCTCCCTACCGGTCAAAGTGATGCTCTTCACCGCGATGGCCTACATCTTCGGCATGATCATGAACGAGGTGAAGGACGCGCGCGAGGCGCTCATCGAGACGGCGACCATCTTCGCGTGCATGTTCATCGCGGGCGTCTTGACAGTGCAGATGGGGTACAAGCTCAATACACTAGGCCTGGTCCTCTCTGTCGCTCTCCTCGGCGTGTTGATCGCGCGCCTCATGAAACCCAACAGGTCGTACGGTAAAATCCTTAGCATAATTTTTGCGTTGTTGGTGTTGTACGATACCAATTCCATATTGCAAAAGAACTACGGTGGAGATTACGTCAACGCCTCACTAGATTACTTCCTCGATGTCGAGACCCTTTTCAGGTTGGCAGGAAGCGATGAGTAATCACAAAAAGTAGGGCGCCAGAGCCTCCCCCATGAGTATGTTCGTGTCGCAGACGTCCTGCAGGCGTTTCGTCGCTTCGTTCGCGAGTGCCATTTGCTCCTCTAACTTTTCGTCATCTTGAAAATCTTGTATGAACATCGAAAGGTACGACATGTTGATGACCATTTTCAACAGGGGCATGTTTCGGTCCTTGTCGCGCATCTGAAACACGCGCGCCCACCCTTCGTACATGGGGTGCGTGATACCTTGTCGGATCTCGTGATTGAGTTGGCGCAAAAACGTGGTATCAAGCGTACCGCCCAAAAGTTTGTGCGACTGAGCCTTTATCCTCAACATTTCCACGAACCCGGTTTGATCGGGGAGCGGCATTTCCCTATACATTTTCAGGACATGTGTGGGCAGGATCGATTCGATGGTGTTTTCGCCCAGAAATTGCCCGTAAAGCTCCGGAAACTCGTCGCTGTATATCTTTTGCAGTCGCCTATGATCCGCCCGGATGGTTTTCCTGAATCCAACCTGCGGGAGAAGCTGGAGGAACGCCATCGCCTCGGTGTAAAATGAAGCCGCATTTTCCACTGAAGTACAGTCCTTCGTGTGTCCATTTCTTTTATCAGCCTCCCAATCAGATAGGATCTTAGCTTCGTCGATAACGCCGTTCGCGTCACAAGGCATGGGTCGCGATAACTTCAAGTTGCCCATTCCCTCCTCCAAGCTTTTTTCCAATACTGCCTCGAGGTTAAGACGCACAGCCTTATTGTAAATCACGCGCCCAAAGTCGGGCGTGTCGGGAGGGTCGATGCTGTACTTCTCCTTCAAGCGTCGCACGCCCATGCACCAAAATCCCATCTTCTGGTGAGGTTTTTTTAACGGTGCCATGAGCTCGATCAAAACGTTCCGGGGTTCACTGTTTAACGGAGGTAATAAAGCCTTGAATATCTCCATACCATCCTTCCTCCGCTGATTGGCCTTGTCTTGTCCCCAAATCGTCACGGCGAAGAATAGTAGATCCGCCCTCCAGTGATGGTCCCGTGTAGGGGTGGGGAGAGTGTTCGAGAGGAGTGTGTAAAAGTCACCGTCCGTGTTTTGACCCGCTGTTCCGACGTTTTGGCAGAAGTAAACGACGAACTCACTCAGTTCGTGAAAGTGTTCGTGCGTCGATTCGCCCGTTTCACTGTTGCCCATCCAAACTGTCGCGTCTTTAACAACAGCGTAGTCGGGGAGCCCCGCGCGGCCCTCGGGGGTTTCGTTCGCTGTATCATCATCAGCCATAACCTAAAAAAATACAGAACGGAAAAATAAAGGGGTCAGTTTTTCATTTTCAGTCATTGATCACTTCGAGGCGCACATGAACGCATGTTTAAACCCTCAAATTTATATGGAGTTTTCTGGTTTAATTTTTGACTGTGAAAATGGTCTCACCCGTGTCAAAATCGTGCCGAGGTGCTTGTGGTTGTGACGATTTCGCTCGATCGGATCCGCTTATATACTAGAAAAATAATTTATAACACGCCGCGCGCCAATAATTTCGATTAGGTGAAATAAAAAAATTGAGGACGCCCCTCTCCACTTTTCAGCGCACCACACACGCACACGACCTTCCCCTTCCTGTGTCGACTTCAAAACCGGCGCGAACGGAGCATTGGATCTGGTTCGAGGGTCCAAAAGACCAACTTCTGTGCGCGCGCGACACCGCGCCCGTCAAAATCCAGTGAGAAAAAGGAACTCAACCGACGAAACCCTAATCCGACGAAACCCTAATCATGGACGACCGTCGAGATCAAGAATTTCGGGATATCAAAAAAGCAATCACCCACCTTAATACGGATATCACCCTGCTGAAGCAGCAGAACGAACAGCTTCAGCTCAGGTGCGTCGAGCAGGACACGAAGATCGCGTTTTTGACCTCGACCGTCAACCCCGAGATTAAGCGCGTGCAGGTTCGCGGCGCCAAGCCCGGGTACTCGCCCATCGTCACCTTCGGCCGGGTGGTTTGGCTCACCGGTATAGTGGCGAAACACGCGGCGACCACCTGGTCCACGGAGGCGCAGACGAAGCAGGTGTTGGAGCACATGACGGTGCTGCTGAACAGGGCTGGCACCAACCCTGAGCACTTGCTCAGGGTCACATTGTGCCTCAGCGACATTCGCACTGCGGAGTACGCGTTTCGCGCGTGGGACAGTTACTTCAACGAGCTGGGGCTGTCGGAGGAGTGGAGGCCTGTGCGCATCACGCATCAGATGACGCTCAAAGACCCGCAGTCCCGGGTGGAGGTTCACGCCGAGGCGGTGCTGCCGGCGGTACCGCAGCTGCAACCACCACCACAAGAGAAGGAACCTTCCACCCTTGATGCCAACCTCACGGCTCCTGAAATTTCCCCGAATTCACGCGATGAAGACTCCGACGATGATGGCAACGACGACTCCGAACCCATGGCAAATCCACTGCGTTGCACATGGGAAGCAGATGGTCAAATACGGACCAACGACCCCGATGCGTGGCAAACTGATACTCTCACGCGAGCTTTCGGGAATACGTACAAACCTAGTCCAGCATGCCCTGACCCTGTCCACTACTGCATTATCGTCAGATCTACCACCCACACTGACAATTATTTTAAGTTGTTCGACAAGGATACGAAGAAGCAGGTACTGTTCAAGGACTGCGACAAAAATGGATACCGCAAGGACGGTGATGATCAGAAAGTTTTGCGTTCTTGGCGTGCAGTGGATAGGTACCTCATACGTAATTACGGCGAGGAGGAGGAGGCACCCATGGAATCGCCCATGGATGAGGGGGAGGTGCAACCGACTGATTCCGGAAATGAAGACATGAGGCCAAACGATTTCGAGCGTGAACGGGAAGAAAACATCAAGCGACGCGAGGAGGATCCGAAAATGCAGGCTGTCAAGGCGGCGATTGCTGAACTGATGCCGGTGCGGAAACCACCGCCACCACCCAAGAAGCGAAAGACGACACCGACAGGCCCCAAGCGAAAATCCAGTCGCCAGGTGGATACACCCACGAAAAAGATCACACTGCCAGAGCCGAACGAATACACTGAGGAGGAAATGAAAGAGTTCGGACTGTACATCGAGAGACGCCACGAAACGTACGTCCTGACTGAAGATTACGAGAAGTTTCAACACCCCGAAGACCCCCGTCTGACGCACAATTGTCTCTACGTGTGCTGCGTGAAGCGCCCACCGGGCAAAGGTAATTCAGTCGACCGGTACTGGAGGTTCTTCGTTGAAGGGAAGCTGAAGCCTTTCGTTAACTGCACCGTCACGGGTGAGGAAAAACTGGGTGAGAACCAAACGCAACTGCGCTCACTTAGCGCCGTGACAAGGTATCTGAGGAGAACCTATTTGTAATCGAACCGTGATCCGGAGAGTGTAGAACACCGCCTCACGATTTGGGAAGGGAAAGACTTGGGACTTTTTTTCAAACTAGTTTCCGTACGCAACACCAGCCATACCGTCCTTCACGCGGAGGATGTTGTAGTTGACCGCGTACACCCTATGGTGATGGTTTCCGTTGGTGGGAGCGCTGAAGGTGAGCTTCGCAGTGTCAATCCGACTAAAGTTCAACGAACCGGTCGGCTGCATCTTACTCATGGTCAGGCAAAACGGCCACGAAAACGTGCACAGGTCGTCGAGGATATTATCCGGGAGGTCGGTCGTGTGCATCTCCGCCACGACATCGTGATGGAACACGTCACTGGTTTCCTCGAAGAGCGTGTTACCGTTGATGTACAGCGAAGAGGTCCCGAACTTGAACCCGTTGTTTGCGTCGTTCCACACGGCACCGTTCGCGTTCCCTGAGACGACGTGGAGAGATTTGACCGGATGGTTGAAATAGGTGATGTCGACAGTTTTATCGGTCTTATCGAAACGCTGGTTCTGTACCTGGGTGATGAGGAGCTCGTGCTCGCGATCGGTGAAGAACTTTCTTTCGTCGGTATCCAGAAAAATGAAATTACCGTACACCTTAGGGGTAGTGGAGGGCGTGAAACCACCGCGGCACTTAATACGGATCTCCACCTCGTGGTAGGACATCGCCAAGAGTGGAAGCGCCTTGGTCCAATCCTCGCTGAAGAAGAACGGAAGCATGTAGTAGTTACCGCCGTGGTTTTCCTTCTTGTGGTTCAAGGTAACAGCGAAAGAGGCCTTGGCGGCGGAATCTCGCATCAGGGGGTTGTGCACACCCTGCACGTACATAGCGTCCATGGTCGTGACCATCTGTCCACCGATCCAGAGAGAGAATTCCGTGAGGTCGGTGGCGGACCTCTTGAAGAAACCGTTGTCACCATCTTGGATGGAGGCGATGTTATCGGCTTCGATCCAGACATAGCTAAGAAGATCACCTTTCGAGCGGATGGGAATGATGACCTCGTTACCGGAATCGAACGTGCCGATGTAGTCCAATCGTTCTGGCTTCATCGAAAAATTTGTGTATCGTCGATACGACTGGCGAAAAAATGAGGCTTCCGGTGAGCCGGTGAGGTGAACGTCCTGGACCCCGACTGAGACAAGATCAATTAAAGCAGCAGACATGTTGTTATTAATATATGATATTAAAAAAATGGCGACAGATCTTGGTAAGTATGGTGGTCTTCCAAGCCCTGACCTGGGAAGCCCGGGATGCCGATGACCAGCACCTCATCAGCATCTTCGGCAAAACCGAGGACGGCAAGTCCGTGTGCGTCACGACCGCGTTCAACCCGTACTTCTTCGTGAAGCTGCCGCTGGGTACGAAGCCTACCGAGGTGGAGCTGCTGTACGATAAGCTATGCACGATGAAAAAGACAAAGGACTGCCTGACGGGATACTCACTCACCAAACAGAAGGACGTCTGGGGTTTCCAGAACAACGAAGAGTTCTTCTTCATGCACCTGACCTTCACCAATATGGGAGCGAGGCGGCGAGTCAACAGTGTATTCTCCTATACCCCTGAGTTTGAGAGGTACCGAGTCTACGAGGCGAACCTCGATCCGGTGCTTCGCCTGATGCACAGGACCGGGATCCAGTCGACCGGGTGGCTTGACACGGGTTCCGAATGTGCCCAGTCAAGATTAGCGAACGTGGACATCGACCTGTGGTGCAACGATTGGAAACAACTGAAACCGGTGGACCGAGACGATATCGCGCCGTTCGTGGTCGCCTCGTTCGATATCGAGTGTCACAGTTCGACGGGTAAATTCCCGGACGCCGGTGTACCAGGGGACGCGTGCTTTCAGATCGGCATTTCGCTGTGTACGTTCGGATCCGACGAACCCTACGAAAAGACTTGCCTGTGCTACAAGGAAACCTCCGGCGAGGACGTCACGAGTTTCAAGACCGAGCGAGAACTTCTCCTGGCGTTCAAGAACTACGTCCAGCGACACGACGTGGATATCATGACAGGGTGGAACATCTTCGGGTTCGACCTGGCGTACTTACACAAGAGAGCCGCGAGGAACAATTGCGGATGGGAGTTTTCGCAACTGGGAAAGCTGAAGAATACGCAATCCAACCTCGTGCAGAAGAAACTGAGTTCGAGCGCCCTCGGGGATAATTTTTTGCAGTTACTGCCCATGTCCGGGCGGTTCATCTTCGATCTCTTTCACGAGGTCAAGAAGGGGTATAAGCTGGATTCGTATTCCCTGAACAACGTGTCTAAGTTGTACCTTGACGATCAGAAGATCGACATGCCGGCAAAAGAGATGTTCGCGCGGTTCATCGAGGGGAACGCCGCGAAGCTCGGTGAGGTCGCCGAGTACTGCATCAAGGATACCCTCCTCCCGCACAAGCTCATGAAGAAACTGTGTACGCTGCTAAACCTCCTGGAGATGGCGAAGGCGACCTGGGTCCCCCTGACCTTCCTTGTGGAGCGCGGGCAGCAGATCAAGGTGTTTTCCCAACTGTGTAAGAAGGCGAGGGAGCTCGGGTACATGGTCCCGACGATCAAACACGGCTCGATCCCGGAGGAACCGTACGAGGGTGCGACAGTGCTCGAGGCGCAGAAAGGGGCGTACTACACACCGATCACGGCGCTCGATTTCGAGGCGCTGTACCCTTCGATCATGATGGCGCATAACCTGTGCTATTCGACCCTGGTTCTCGACGACAAAAAGTACGGTAACATCCCGGACGTGACCTACGAGACCTTCACCATCGGCTCTCGGACGTATAAGTTCGCGCAGAACATTCCTTCACTTTTACCGAGTATCCTGTCTGAACTTAAACAGTTCAGGAAGAAGGCCAAGAGGGACATGGCGGCCGCGACCGGTGGCATGAAAGAGGTGTACAACGGCAAACAACTGGCGTATAAGGTATCGATGAACTCCATCTACGGGTTCACCGGTGCGGGGAAAGGAATTTTACCGTGTGTCCCGATCGCTTCGACGACGACGTGCCGAGGCCGAGGCATGATTGAGGAGACCAAGACCTACGTCGAGGCCAATTTCCCTGGGGCGAAGGTCAGGTACGGTGACACGGATTCAGTGATGGTGGAATTCGATGTTCAGGGTCGCAAAGGGAAAGAGGCGATCGAATACAGCTGGGAACTGGGAGAGCGCGCCGCGGACGAGTGTTCCGCGCTCTTCAAAAAGCCGAACAATCTGGAACTCGAGAAGGTCTACCACCCGTACTTTCTCTATTCTAAAAAGCGGTACGCGGCGAAACTGTGGACCAAGGGAAAAGATAATCAGATGCATATGGATTATATCGACGTCAAGGGTCTACAATTGGTTCGAAGGGATAACACGCCGCACATGCGCGAGGTATGCAAAGAACTCCTGGACGTCGTCCTCGATGCACCGGATACGGGCCCGCCGAAAGAACTCGCCCGTAAACGCGCCTCCGAGCTCCTGGCGGGTGATGTGGCTCACGAAAAGTTGATCCTGAGTCAGAGCCTTTCGGACACTTACAAAGTCAAAGGTGAATCCGTCAGCATCAAAGGGGTGGACTGTGCGTTCATCAACCAGGCCCACGTCCAAGTCATGTTGAAGATGCGAGAACGAAAACCCGGTAGCGAGCCGCAGAGCGGGGACAGGGTTCCCTATCTCCTGACGTGCACCGGCGACCATCGCGCGAAAGCGTTCGAAAAGAGTGAAGACCCGAAGTTTGTCGAGGAACACAACATACCGGTCGATTACCGTTACTACTTCGTCAACAAGTTTCTCAACCCGGTGTGCGATCTCCTCGACCCCTTGTTTGAGAACGTGCGACAGGATATATTCGGTGACATGCTGGGCCCGCCGCCCAAACAGAGGGACCCCAAACAGAACTCCATCGACGACCTATTTAAAAGGTTCGCGCAAAAGAAAAGTACGTGAGATGGAGGTTAGAATCAGCAAAGTGGTCAGTCAAATCCTTTCCGACCACCTTCCCGCGTACGGCCTAAACGAGATCGTCGCTGAGTTCGTGGAGGAAGAGGTACAGGGAAAACTAACCCAGGTTCTCGAGAGCATTTCTAAAAAGCATCAGATCCCCCTGGATATCTTACTACACGATGTCCCAGGTTTGAGGGACGACCAGCGGTGTAGGGGGTACAAGACGACGAAGGACCGGAGTCAGGTCAGATGTTCGTTCAAGGCTTCGCAAAACGGGTACTGCAAGTTTCACGAACATCAGGGAGACAACATAGAATCAAGGCGTTTGAGCAGCGGCGGTGCAAATGGACACAACCACGGACCGGAACGGATGAACGTCGCGGGGTGTCCAGCGTGTGAACGAGGTCGAAAGGGACTTATAGATTTGAACACATTAGTTTTTAATCAATGAATAAGTCAAGCATTCTGCTATCATCCATAAACCAGTTCTACAAAGACCAGCACAACAGGAATAAACTACTGACGATACTAAACAAAAGCGGGGGAATTTCTCTGCGGAACCTCGAGTGGTTCATCACGAATTACGCAAAAAAGAATCACACATCGTTCAAGACGAAGGACGGCAAGATGTTTGCCGTCCACTGCGCGTACAAATCTTCACTGGACGGGTACTCCAAAAAGTTATTTGACCCGTTCTGTCGAGCCGAAAAGTTCACGTACCAAATCCCAGAGACGTCTGAAGAGATTCAAACGACCCTCGCCCAACTTAACTTCATCAAGTGGGTGATTAAGAACTCAATCTTTGAGTTTATTCAAGAACACCGAGCCCTGTTTAAATCATGTAATCAAAAACCTGTGACATCTTACCATCCTTCACCCGTATGAAGTTCATGGTCTTCGCGAGGATGTGAAACCGCCTTTCGTAGTACACAGGGGGACTCCCGTGCTTGCTGGTGAATAGGTTACCCTGAAGTGTGGGTTCTTTGACGACGGAAAAGTTGACATGGCCGGAAGCCGTGCTGTTATCGTTGGGATACAAGGCGAAACTGTAGGTGGAAAATCGCCTCGTGACGGGGGTGTTCCTGTGATGAAGTCGCGGCTGAATGATTCGCAGGAAATGCGGCGAACCGGTGTGCTCGTCCAAAATCTCTTCACCGTCCAGTGTGAGTGTTACGTAGTTTATGTGTTCGTTTCTCAACGAAGGGTCCACGGATAGACCGGCGGCATCAGCCGGTGTGTCGTTATAATTAAAGGTACCGCCGAAGGCGTTGTTATCTGTGTACATCACAAAAAAGTATAGTTCTTGCACGAGGTTCGTAAAGTGTAACCGCGTTTTGAATTCAGTCTCCTCCTTTCCTACCAACACGTCGTCGTATTGAATCTGTGTGACGGGGAATTCGAAAACACTGTTTTGAACCTTGATCTTCTCCACCGGGTCTAGAAAGACACACTCGGTGGATAATTTTAAATCGAACGGTTTAAACGTGACCAAATCGCCGACGTCAGCGCCGACCGAACCTTGGAACCCCGAGATTTGGTGTCGCGACACGCAAATGCATTCCTCCACATTCCTAAACTTAACCTCTACGGTAATCTCCGTCTCTGAAGCTAGCGCGCACACGGGAAAGGCCAGCTCTGGGTGACCGTGAAAATAGAAGGGGATCTCGATGCACACGTCGCCGCCGACCTGGCGGGGGTACGGACGCGTTCTGGAGATGCGGCTCTTCACGGTGGTGGGGTTGAAAACCGTGTCCACGTCCCGTTTACAGAGATCGAAAAGAGATACCTGCTTTGTGGTGGGGTACTCGAGCTCCGCGTAGAGGTCGAGGTACTCGGTCGTTATGTGTTGGAGCACCGTGTCTCCCACGGAAAATCTGATATATTCCACGAAGTTAGCGGCTTCGCCGTAGACGTAATCTTTATCCGCGTCCACACCGGCCGCGAGCACTATGTCGGGGAGAGTAAACCTGAGGCTCACGCTTCGAAGGACGTCGCAGTGGTCACGCAAAATCTTGAAGGTGTGCGTCTCACCGTATTCGAACTCTTTCCCCTGTTTGATATCGATGAATTGCAAAGAAAACTGGGACTTCTTCCTGAAGTTTTCTTTGAAAAATGTAAAGTCGGGATTGTCGGTCGTGTATAGGTC